GTGAACCATTTCGGAAGCTCATGAAAGTATTCGAAGAATAGCTTTACCTTCTCCATAGCAGTCGGATCGTCCGACATGACCGCCCACATAAGTACCACGATAGGCGCCGAAATTATTATGAGGACAAATTCGTCCTTATAATCGTTTTGTCTCGCTTCAAGAAGTTTGCCTTGGTAAGATTCTTCACCGCGAGCCATTTTTTCTGCATGCATCAATTGTGCATCAGACATGGCCATTTTAGTTTTCTGACGATTAGAATATATCTTTGCGCCAGCTTGCATAGCAATCTTTGCTAAACTGAACCACGCCATATTAGTACCAAGTAGCTTTAACTGGTTTCTTACCGGCTCTCATAGCTTTAGTTCCTTTAACATTCACTGTTTGTGATGTTAATGGATCAGTAGCTTCGATAGTAACACCACCTGTTTGGTAACCATCTTTGCCAACACCTAATTCTTTTTCAATTTTAGGTGCTTTTACGTAAGCCTGTCCTCTTGTCCAATCTTTGCCCATATTTTTCTCCTTGTGTTTTAATTATATCTACTTTTTTCCAAAATTTCTACCAAAATCGTGAATCTTACTTTGATCAGCCATACCTTGTTTAGCTAATGACACTCCTGCACGTAATTTTGCTAGATCTTCGTTCTGTTGTAGCTTTTCTTGTTGATTTTCTTGGTTCATCATAGCTTTTGCTTTGTCTAGATTCATTCTTTGGTTCTCATTTTTCTTTTTTTGCTCTAAATCAGCTGCTCTTAGGTCAACTTCTCTAGCTTTTAGCTTAATTAATGGATCACCACTAAATTCACCCATGATTTTTTGCTCTTCGTCCATGTAATCTTTAGTCATTTCAGCAATCAACACCGCTTTTCTCGCATTTATCGTTTGAGTGAGTTGAGTTACTTGTTGAATTAACTGTGGATTGTTTGGTTGAGCTTGTAAAGCTTGTTGCATTTGTTGTGCTTGCATTAATTCTTGTTGAAACTCTAATTGAATTTGTTCTTGTGCCATTAAACTAATTCTTTCCAAGATATTTTTTTGTAATGCACCCATTACAGCAGGTGAATTTTGTATCATATTAGATTTCATAAAGTTTAAGTGTGCATCAATGTGTGCTTTGTGGTCTTGACCAGGAAAAGCTTGAAAAGGTTTACCTGCCATCGCTGCAATCTCTTCCATACTTGGATCAATTGGCGTTGGTTGCACTGGTGGTGGTAAAATAGCATTTACATTTTTAATACCAATCGCATTATACATAGATCTGTATGCTTGATATAGATCATGAACTTCTGGATTAGATTGAGCTAGTTGTAATTGTATTTGAGCTAAATTAATTCTTTGTGTTTGTGAGAATATGTTTGGATCAGCTACAGGAACAATATCTATTCTGTCATCAAAGTCTTTTACTTTTACATTTCTTGTAGCACCTGGAACATCATAAGGATATTCAGCTGGTAAGTAAGTTTTAAATACATCAGCTAATAATTTAAATTCTTCTTTTAAACCTACGTATAATCTTTTGTGTATTGC